ATATATTTATGGATTGCACCTTATACATACCAACATAAGAACTTTTTAATTTTTTAATGTGAGGAAATAAATTATGGCACTTCCAAATAAAGTTTTACCAGGTTTTAGCGCAAGTCTTTATTGCCAATCAGGCGCAACACCAACCGCTTTAACAACTGCTAACCTTTCTGTTTATGCTTCAGTATCAGGCATCACAGTTTCAGCAAACTTGTTACCTGTAGAAGCTATTCCAGCTTTTGGTCAAGATGATGCAATGGCTAATTACAATGTTGCAGGCTCTCGTCAATCTGACAAGATTCCTACTCAAGCCGCTCCAACATCAATGACAATTACTGCGGCATGGAATCCTTCAGACGCAAATCTTCTTTTAATGCGTGGCGATGCTTATAACGGCACGATTGATAGAACCTTTGTTATTTCTGCAACTGATGGAACTAATATTGTTAATTACGCTTTTAATGGTCGAGTAGGTCAATTCACAGTTGATCCTAATCCAACTGCTGAAGCTAAATGCACATTTACTGTTCATCCGCGTGGTAATCAATACGGCTGGTCAAATAATACTTAATAAGGGTTAAATATGAAATTATCTGAAGCTATTGAAATATTAACTAGCACCTATCAAAGCCTTGATACAGTAGTTTTAGGATTGCCTGTTGATGCAAAAGAAGTTGCTGATGCTTTAGCAAAAGCTAATCCTGATAGTGCTGAATATATTGCATTACAAGCATTAGCTAAAGTTAATCCTTATGAAAATACAAAAAAAGAAAAGGTAAAACAAAATGACGACTACAATCAAGAATAGTGATGATTTATTAAGTTATTTAGTAAGCCAAGCCAATTCAGGTCAAAAGAATTGGTTTGGTTTTGCTCAACAACGATTAACAGGCATTGCTTTAGCTCACGATATTGCTAAAAATCATGCTGATAAATTAACGCCTGAAGAAGCCGTTGATTATGCTATTAAACTTAATAATACGATTTATCAAAAAATAATTAAGGCAGATTAATGAGCGTTAAATTTGCGGTCAATGGTTTAAAAGAAACTCTTGATGCATTTAAAGAATTTCAAGAACAGTTTGGCGATAAAGACGCAAAAAGCAAGGTATTAATACCAGCAGTTAGAGAAGCCATGAAGCCTGTATTAGCTATGGCAAAAGCATTATCACCTAAAGACACAGGTGCATTGGATCGCTCTTTATATATCACCGCAAGGCGACCTACTAGAAAAGATATGAAGTCAAGATATGTAACACCAAAAGATTCTGTTATATCTCTTGTTTCATCTCGACCAATTCCTAAAAAAGTAAAGCAACAATTTCAAGCCGAATATGGTAATTTAAAAGGCAAGGAATATAAAAAGGCTAAAAGGAAGTTTTATACAGAACAAGGTGTTATGTTTGACGCTAGAGCCATAGCCAATGAATTTGGAACGGCTAATATGTCAGCCAAACCATTTATGCGAATATCATTAGAATCGCAAGCTCAAGCAGTTGCAACAAGGTTAGGATTAATTATTAAACAAAAAATGGATTCATACAAAGCTAAAAATTTAACAACATAAGGAAAAGATATGAGTAAATTAGGATCAGCACTCGGTAAAAAATACGAGGAAAATAGATTATCGGTATTAACTAGGTCGTTTGAATTAGGCGATCATACATTTAAAGTAAGAGTGCCAAGCGTATCTGAAATTGAAGCTATTTATAATTACTTTAAAACACCTAATGAGGAAAAAGTTGAGCTTGAATATCAAAAAATGCTCAAAGAATTTGATGGCCTTAAAGAAAAAGAAGGCGTAGAAATAAAAGATAACGATATGGTTATTGATGGCAGATCAATAAGAGAAACTGCCAAGAATAAACATATATTGCAACATAGAATAGTTGAATATATTAAATTTCTAATACCTGAAGCGGGATCATTAGAAGATATAACTTATGAAGATGTAGAAACTGAATTTCCATTAACAGTTCAAATGACTTTAGTGGAAAAAATTAACGAGGTTATTAGCCCTGACTATAAAGACATAAAGTCAAAGTAGTAGGCTCGTTAAGAACTCAAGTTCGCGCGTCTATGGTTTTTAACGGGCATACAATACAAGATATAGATGCGCTTGATGAAGCTACCATGAATGAAATAACAATCATGTATGCGGATGGGTTAGTTGGAAATAGAAGCTTATTAAATATGCAAGGAACTCTTATAGCTGGAGTTTTTAATTATTTAAGAGCAGGCAATAGCCAACCTTATACTCTTAAAAGCGTTTTAGGTAGTGCTTATGAATATTTTTATGGTATAGAAAAAGCTGATCCTAGCGAATCCTTATTAACATTTATGTCACAAGCACCTGACTTTAAAATGGACAGATTTGAAGGTAAATAACAATGGCAATTATTTCAAGGTTAGCAGTTTTACTTGGGCTTGATGCAGGCGAGTTTAATGCCAATCTAGGTAAAGCTAAAGAAAAAGTAGAAGGCTTTAGCATAGGCGCAAAAGCATCATTGGTTGCAGTTGCAGTAGCCTTCACCGCTTCCGCTAAAGAAGCAGTTATGTTTGCCGATAGAATAAACGATGTATCTAAAGCTAATGATATGTCGGTTCAATCCGTATTGCGGATGTCCAATGCTTTATCTCAAAATGGTGGAAATACTGATGACGCTGGTAAGCTCATGGCATCATTCGCTAATAAAATTGATGAAGCCGCTCAAGGATCAGAAAAAGCACAAAAAGCTTTTGTATCCATTGGCGTATCTTTAAAAGATTTAAGAACGCTTGCCCCTCAAGATTTATTTGAAAAAACTGTTAAATCATTAGCCGCAGTTGAAGATACTACTAGACGCAATGCGCTTGCTATGGATATGTTTGGTAGAGGTATTCGTGGTGTTGATATTAAAGGCTTTGCAGACGAGTTAGATAAAACTAAAACTAAATTTGAAGGCGCAGACGAAGCATTTAAAAAAATAGGCGTTTCAGTTGATCGTTTAGATAAGTTATTTTTTGGTTTAAAAGTTAATTTGGCTGAATCACTTGCGCCTGCTTTTGAAGCTTTTACAAAATCTTTAGAAGGTTTTTTTAATCAACAAGGCAAATTGATTAACAGATTTGCAGAAATTAGAAAAGAAGCAGGATGGTGGGCGGCATGGAAAGACAAAGAAGGATTTCAAAAATATGTTGCTCCAAGTGAAAGAGAGTTTGGATCAGTTCAAGGTGCTAATGTTCCTGGCATCATGTCAGGTATTGGTGGTGTAGCCGCACCTAAAAAAAATATTAGAGAGGTTACGGAAGCTAGAAATAAAGAAGCTGAAGCTGAAGCAAAACGATTGGCTGAAGCGGCAAAAAGGCAACAAGAATTTTATGAAAAAGAATTGCTTATTACTCAAGCAAAAGGTTTGAGATTACAAAAAGAACATGAATTAGCTTTTCTTACAGAAAATGAAAGAAAACTTCAATTAGAATTATTTGACATAGAACAAAAGCGTCAGCAATTAACTTTAGGCGATCAATTTGGTCGTAAGATGACTGAAGATCAAGCTAATAAATGGGCTGAAGCTGAAAAAGCTAGGGCTAAAGAAGCATATCAAATTGGTGAAGCTCAAAGAAGTTTTGAATTTGGTTGGCAAAAAGCTTTTGCTACTTATGCAGATAACGCTTCTAATGCGGCTAAATTAGGTGAGCAAGCATTCGTATCTGTAACACAAAATCTTGAAACTGCATTAGAAAGATTTGTTGAAACAGGCAAATTAAGTTTTGGTGATTTAGCAAAAAGTATTATTGGTGATTTACTTAAAATACAATTAAAAGCTCAAGCTACATCTATATTTCAATCATCAGGTATTGGTAGTTTTTTTAGTGGTTTATTTGGTGGCGGCGGTGGTGGCGGTGGAAAAGCTTTTACAGGCGGAATTAAATTAAAAGGATTTGCTGATGGTGGCAATCCACCTGTTGGCGTTCCAAGTATGGTAGGTGAGAGTGGCCCTGAATTATTTATTCCTAAAACCGCAGGCACTATTATTCCAAATAATCAATTAGGCTCTGCTATAAGCGGTGGCCCTCAAGTAGTGTATAATGGGCCTTATATTGCAAGCATGAGTGCTATTGATACCCAATCTGCAACGCAATTTTTATCACGAAATAAACAAGCGGTATTTGCGGCTAATCAATCCGCTACAAGATCATTGCCACAATCGAGATCATAATTATGTCATTAAATACAATATTACAAGTTTCAGAATCGATTGCAATTAATGATCAAAAGCTTGTTGGTCAAGTTTTAAGTCGCAATCAGCGCATCTCAACTTCCGAACTTCTTACTGTTCAACCTTTTGAATTTACTATGAATCCTATGAAGTATTTACTTTATAGTCAAAATAGGGATTTATTATCATCCTTGCGTGTAGCAGATAAAGCTACAGAACAATATCTTAATTTTACAAATATTGGTTGGCTTAATTATGTTGCCTATCAAGGTGATATGACATCAGGTCAAATAACAACTTGCCAATGGCAAACTTCAAGCGCTAATAAAACGCTTGTATTGGGTAGCTTGCCTAGCATATCTTCAAGTGCTTATATTGTTAAAAAAGGCGATTTTTGCCAAGTAGGTCGATATGCTTATATTGCAACGGCTGATGTTCAAAGAGGTGGAAGCTCAACTGTTAATATTCCTGTTCACAGAAATTTAATTGATACTTTAGTAAGTGCAGTTGGCGCAGTTATTGGTCAATACGGAACAACCATATCTTTAGGTGGCGCAAGTTATACAGGAACTACATTCCCTGTAATTTTAAGAGAGTATCCTACTTATACATTAGTGCCTATGACTAATGATTCATTTATATCTTGGAATGGCCCTTTTGTAGCAATTGAAGATGTCCTATGAATGTAATAACACCAGTCGTTAATACTAACAATATAAGAATGGCAGACTTTGTTCGCGTTACTACGCGAGCTACTGTTACTGCTGGCAATCTTGTCATTGGTCAAACTTATACAGTTAGAACTACTGTTACAGGCGGAGTTAATCCTACTGATTGGACTTCTTGGGGTGCGGCTAATAATAACTATGGCACAGTATTTGTAGCCACAGGTGTTGGATCAGGCACAGGCACAGTTTATGAAAATGTTGTTTATAGATTTGCTACAACACCAAGCGCATTAACTATACCAGCAGTTGATTCCCAACCTTTTGATGCTTTAGGCGGTCTAGTAAAAGTTAATGATGTTCAAAGAGATATTAAATCAACTGCTAATGAAACAAGTTTAACTATTGTTGGTATTGATACTGCTTTATTAGGTTGGACATTAGGGCATGAAATAAAAGGTTCTTATATTGAAATGTGGCATGGGTTTTTTAATACCAATGGCGAATTAATAACAACAGGTGGCACAGGCGGTTTATATAAATTTTTTACAGGCTATGTAAATTCTTTTGCTATATCCGAACAATGGATGGAAGAGATAAGAATGTATGTTGGCGTTATTAATATAGCGGCATCAAGCATACAAATTATTCTGCAAAATAGAACTGCCGGTAGATACACTAATGATAATGCTTGGAAATATTGGAATCCTACGGATACATCTATGGATCGAGTTGGCTTTATAGAAACAATTAATTATTCTTTTGGTAAGGATGTATGATAAGACAAGCTACAAAATACGACAAAATACAATTACAAAATATGATGCGAATGTTTAGGGATGAAAGTCCAATAGAGCAATATAAAGATATTGATAATCCTGATTATTTTAATTCCATTATAGATAGTATTATTGCAGGTCGAGGTATTATTTTTATAGAGGATAACATAGGATTTATTATGGGCATTATTAGCCCTGTCGTATGGTGTGATAAAACTTTAGCATTATATGAATTAGCTTGGTATGTAAAACCTGAATATAGACACAAAACAGTTGGATATAAATTATTAAAAGCCTATATAAACAAAGCTCAAGAATTAAAAGATCAAGGTAGAATTAAATTATTTACTATGACTAAAATGACAACAAGCCCTGACATTAATTATGCAAGATTTGGATTTACTAAAATAGAAGAAAATTGGATGCAATGATTCGTTTTATATTACTCTTTTTAATTTGGTTTTTATATTGCTCTGAAGCATTAGCGGCAGGTTCTATTATTGCTGGCGCTCTTGGTTTATCAGGATTTTTTGCAACTGTAGTTGGTTTTGCAATTAATATGGTTGCATCAACTATTGTATCTAGTCTTTTTGCTCCCAAACAACCAAACTTAAATGATCAACCTTCACAACCAAATCCAGGAAGTCGCCAACAACTTCCGCCCGCAGGCGATAATAAATTACCTGTTGTTTATGGCAAATCTTATGTAGGCGGCATTATTACTGACCTTTCTATTACCGCAGACAATCAAGATATATATTGGGTAATTTCATTATGTGAAGTAACTAATACAGAAACAGGTGGCTCACCTGATACGATTACTTTTGGAAATGTTTACTGGGGCGGAAAGCGTTGTGTATTTAATGCTAATAATTATTCAGTCGATTCATTATTAGACGAATCAACAGGTGAAACTCAAGATGTAGCTGGATATCTAGATATTTATTTATATAGAAATGGATCAAATAATCCAAGTAATAGCCCATCAACTGCAATATCTATTATGCAAACATCAGGATTAGTTTATACATGGAATAGCACTAAATTAATGAGTAATTGTGCTTTTGCTATTATTCATCTTAAATATAATGCTGATCGCGCTTTGACTGGATTACAATCTACAAGATTTGAAGTAACAAACTCAAGAACTGCTCCTGGCGATTGTTTCCTAGATTATTTTACTTCTACAAGATATGGTGCAGCCGTTCCTACCTCTCAAATTGATACAACATCATTAACTGCTTTAAATGCTTATTCAAACGCATCTTTTACTTATACTCCATATACAGGTTCAAGCGCAACTCAACCAAGATTTCAATTTAATGGTGTATTAGATACTAATCAAAAAATTATGCAAAACATACAATCAATGTCAGATTGTTGCGATTGTTTGGTTAAGTATAATGAAATTACAGGCACTTGGGGCGTTATTACACAAACACCATCTTATACAGTAGCAATGGCTTTAAGCGATAGTAATATTATTTCGCCTATACAAATAACTCCAATAGATTTAGCAAATTCGTTTAATGTAATAGAAGTTAAATTTCCTGATGTATCAGAAAAAGATACATTTAATTCGGCAACATTTAATCTTCAAACTATTGCACCACAATTATTATTTCCAAATGAGCCTGTTAATAAACAATCAGTTAATCTTTATCTAACAAATAACAATGTAACGGCTCAATATCTTGCAAACAGAATGCTTGAAGCGGCAAGAGAAGATTTGCAAGTTGTTTTAGAAATTACATATATTGGTATTCAATTAGAAGCTGGCGATATAGTAACAGTAACCAATACTAATTATGGTTGGGTGGCTAAATTATTTAGAGTATCAAAAGTCATAGAAAAAATAGCAGAAACAGGCGCAATTACGGCTGAATTAACTTTAATGGAATATAATCCACAAGTTTATGATGATCGCAATATAACTCAATTTACGCCTGCGCCTAATACAGGTATAGGATCACCCATTACTTTTGGCACAATTCCTGTTCCTGTTATATCGGCTAATTATCCTACAGTTGATAATCCTTATTTTGATATAACAGTTACAAGCTCAAGCGCAGGTATTACTCAATATGCTGAAATTTGGTATTCAGCTTATCAATACCCAACAACTGCTCAACTTATATTTGCAGGCACTACGGCTATTCAATCTAATGGCAATCCTTATAATCCCAATACCGCTATGCCTACTGTTCAACTTTACGGCATTTCAGCAGGTAATTGGTATTTCTTTAGTCGCATGGTTAATCAAATTGCAACAAGTAATTTTTCATTAGCTTCAACAGTTTTTCAATGGCGACCAAGAACATTTCAATTTACTGAAAAATATCTTTCTGTAGCTTATGCTGACAATATTACTGGATCAAGTAACTTTAATTTTAGTCCTACAAATAGACTTTATTATGGTCTTTATAATACTGTATCATCAAGCCCATCTTCTAACCCTGCTGATTATAAATGGTATTTAGCTGATCCCGCTTTTGGAACTAATATATATCTTGCTTTTGCAAATCGTCAAAGTCGTAAATTTAGTTTTGATACAGACTTTGCAGGTTACGCTGGCTCTACTGGATCTTTTGTTCCTACTACTGCATTAAAATTTAATCCTAGAATATGGTCAGCTTTGCCTGATGGAACAAATATTATTGATTTAGATCAAGCAACAGGTCAGGTTATTGGCACAGGCACAACAACTGTTGGCACAGGTCAAATTAAAGTTCAAAATACAAATTCAGGTCAAGTCGTAGCTTCATTAGATCAATTTTTAGATTTTGGTGGCCCTTCTACCAAAACAGGAAGTGCCGCTACTTTAACGATTGATGTTTATGGTCGAGTGGTAGGATTTACTGCACCTGATGACTTTTTTATTACGATTGATAATTTTGATGCAACTTCAGGTCAAACTGTATTTAGCGTAACTCGCGATGCTAATTATATTATTGATCAATGTTTAGTATTTCAAAATGGATGTTTATTATCTGAAACAGAATATACAGACGCATCAGCAAGCGTTACATTGAGCGTAGGTGCTACCTTAAATGATGTTGTATCAGTTATATCTATGAGAGCTAAATCTAGTGGAGTATTTTATGATAATACTCATTTAACTGTAGCTAGTGTATCAGGCGCAAATGTAGTTTGGGATAATGCTACTATGCCTTATCAAGCTATTATAGCTGGAAGTAAAATGACTTTTGCCAATACAGGCACTCCAACTCAATATACTATATCTAGCGTTAATTACTCAACGCGCACTATTACATTTACAACAACTGTAACAAGTGTTGTAGCTGGCGACAATATTTATAATTATCGCGCTACAAATGCTTCTTATCCTGCTTTTACAAGATGGGAAGAAGATTTAACTTCAGCTTCTAGTTTTACCCCTACATTATGGGAATTTCAATCAGGATATGAATTTTTATTTATAAATGGAACTGTTTTAAATGAGCAAGATTTTGATATAGCAGGAAATGTATTAGGAAGTTTTCCATCAACAACAACAGGAAAATTAATTAATATTCAATTTAGTGGTAATAATTTAACAACGCCTACAGGAACACCCGTAAATGTATTAACTTTTAGCGTAGCAGGGCAAACTAATTATTCATTCAATTTTGGTGCAAATGCTTTTAATTTATACGCAAATGGGTTATTATTAGAGGAATCTGTTGATTATACTACTGCCACAGGTGTGTGGAGTTTAACAACTGCATATACAACAACTTCAGTCGTATTTGTTCAACAAACATTCGCATCAGCAGGTGCGGCATAAGGGGAAAAAATGACACAAGCTTTTAATTTAAGCCAATTGGCTAACAAAGTAAATACATCAGGTCAGCTTGATGTAGCGACAGGGGTTACAGGCACTCAAGCCGTTGCCAATGGTGGCACAGGGCAATCAACTTATACTGATGGTCAATTGTTAATTGGCAATACTACAGGCAACACTTTAACAAAAGCTACAATAACTGCGGGATCAGGAATTACAGTTACCAATGGAAGCGGTGCAATTACTATTGCCGCATCAGGCGGCGGTGGTCTTGGCGGTATGACTGCTTATACATCAAGCGGATCAACAACATTTACTATTCCTACAGGAAAAACAGTTATTAAAGCAACTGTAACAGGTGGTGGTGGTAGCGGGGGTTCAACATCAAGCAACGCATTTCAAGGTGGTGGTGGTGGTGGCGGAACTGCTATAAAATATTTAACAAGTGTAACGCCAGGTAATACAATTTCTGTAACAGTTGGTGCTGGTGGCGGTGGAGTTTATTTAACTTCTGGTAATAGTGGTGGCACATCATCAATTTCATCAGGCACTCAAACTATTTCTACAGTATCTGCAACAGGCGGGAGTGGCGGCGGCGGTGGCGGTGGGAGTGGCGGAAGCGGATCGGGTGGGGATTTAAATTTAAATGGCTCTAGTGGTGGAAATCTGATTACTAATGTAGGCGGTTCAGGTGGCGCTTCATTTTTTGGGGGTGGTGGTGCTAATGGTGGTGGATTTAATGGGGGCGGCAGTAAAGGGGTAGGTGGCTATAGCACTTCATCCGCAGGCGGAACAGGATTAGTAGTTTTTGAATATTAATATATAAGGATAAATTAAATGACAAATAAAGCATTAATATCACCTTTAGAAATAGTTTATGATTATGAAGGAAATGCTATTGGCGAAAGAATAGCGCAAGTTGTTAATGATGGTGAAACATTTCCTGTTGCTGATCCTTTATACTGGAAAGATTGCGCAGATGATGTTGTTGCAGATCAATGGTATTTACAAACAACAACAAATGAAATTTTGCCTAAACCACAAGCGCCCGAACCTGTATAATTAAAAAAATATAATATAATATAAGAAAAGAAAATGTATGAAAAAATTTATAGGATTAAGTGGGCTTCCACGATCAGGTTCAACTCTTTTATCTTCTATATTATCTCAAAATCCTGACATTCATGCTGAAGGCAATTCAGCAGTTTGTCAGATGATGTGGGATTTAGATCAATCATGCGATATTAATTGCAAAGAGCAATTAGTAGCAAATCATAGACAACAAACTCAATTAGATGTTATTTCAGCAATTCCTCATATTTATTATAAAAATGTAACCAAGCCAATTATTATTGATAAATGCAGATCATGGACTTTACCTGCTAATTTATTTTTAATGCAAAGATATATTACAGAAAATATAAAAATTATTGTATTAGAAAGACCTATCATTGAAATTGTTAAATCTTTTGTAAATTTAAGAAAAGAAAATAATTGGGAAGGTGATTTTGAAAAAGGATTGCTTGATGAAGGATCAGAACCTATTATAAGATCATTACATGGTATCAAATGGGCAAAAGAAAACAATGCTAATAATACATTTTTATTTATTCAATACAATGATTTAATAAACAATGCAAAAAAAACTATTAATCAAATATATAAATTTATTGATGAACCTATTTTTGAACATGATTTAAATAATATTATAAATAAACATCCTGAAGATGATGAAGTTTATAATATGATAGGTCAGCATGATATAAGACCTACAATTAATAAAAGACAAATTAATATAGAATTATCACAAGAAACGATAGATAGATGTCAAGAATTAGAACAATTGCCATTATAGGTTTATCAGGATCAGGCAAAACTACGCTAGCAAAAGCATTAGCTAAAGAACTTTGTGCTAAACATTTAAACGCTGATGAAATTAGACATGAATATAATGATTGGGATTTTTCTGAAGCTGGTCGATTAAGACAAGCGCATAGAATTAAAAACTTATCTGATAAGCATGATTTAGTAGTATGCGATTTTATAGCACCTAAAGCTATTCATAGACATATTGTCAATGCTGATTTATTAGTTTGGATGGATACAGTTCAAGAAAGTCAATACAAAGATACTGATAGTTTATTTGAGCCGCCTAATCAATATAATTTTAGAATTACAGAGAAAAATGCAGATAAATATGTTAAAATAATCTGCAATTCTATAAGATAAGACCATCCGCATTGCGTCAGTTAGATGCTTGCGTTATTTACCTAGTGAGGAAAACATGGCTATCTTTAATAAAAATTCACTCCGTCAAGTATCGGGGTTTGATAATCAAATCATTGCAGGCGAGTTAGTTTATAACCAAGCTACTTATTGGAATTTAACTTTAACTGCAACTGGCACAGAGCTTCCAATAGATTTAACAGGCGCAACTATTAGCGCATCAATTATTCGTAGGCAATTATCTAATGTTCGAGATAGTCGTTATGGACTTACTTTTGACATTGCTGATTACTCACCACCACCTTCCGCAGTTACTCTTACCATTACTAATAAGGTTGATGCCGCAGGCACATTTACTTTAGTAATTGATGAAGGTGCATGGGGTGTTATAGCAAGCGATCCTCAATTAGATATTAATGCTGAAAACTGTGTAGGCTTTTCAGGTCGCATTAAAATTTCTTATCCTGCAAGTGGCTCAACACCTGCTCAAGATTTAATTATTTTCTTACTATTCCTAGTAAGATCAGACGGAGTGATAAACTAAAATGGCTATTATTAATGCATCAATTCAATCAGCGGCGGATGTAACTTTAACTGTTGATCGCGGAATTATTGGAACTTCAGGGGCATCAGGTTACTCCGGTTTTTCAGGTTATAGTGGGCTTGGTTTTTCGGGCGGATCAGGCGTTTCAGGCTATTCAGGTTATAGCGGTTTTTCAGGTTATAGCGGATCAGGTATTTCAGGATTTTCAGGTTATTCAGGATCAGGCACAAGTGGTTTTTCGGGCTTTAGCGGTCAAGCAGGCCCTCAAGGCGTATCAGGTTTTAGTGGAATTTCAGGTCAAGATGGTTTAAGCGGATTTAGTGGACAATCAGGTTTCAGCGGTTATTCAGGATCAGGTATCAGCGGTTATAGCGGTGCTACAGGCCCTCAAGGCATTAGCGGATTTAGTGGCGCACAAGGAGCGTCAGGTTTCAGCGGCCAATCCGGACAAGATGGAGCTAGTGGCATAAGTGGCTTTAGCGGATTTTCAGGATCAGGAATAAGTGGCTATAGTGGTTATAGCGGTGAAGCAGGGCCACAAGGTATTTCAGGATTTAGTGGTTATAGTGGACAAGATGGCCAATCAGGCTATAGTGGTTTTTCAGGCCAAAATGGTGCATCAGGAATCAGCGGATTCAGCGGTTATAGTGGATCAGGCGTTAGTGGTTTTTCAGGATATAGTGGCGAAGCAGGGCCGCAAGGCATAAGTGGTTTTTCAGGAATCAGCGGATTTTCAGGCCAAGATGGTGCTAGCGGTATATCCGGTTTTTCAGGCTATAGTGGATCGGGTATTTCAGGTTATAGTGGCTATAGTGGCGAAGTTGGCGCATCAGGTGAATCAGGATATAGTGGCTGGTCAGGTCAGGTAGGTGCAAGCGGCTTCAGCGGATTCAGCGGCATATCAGGTTTTTCAGGATATAGCGGATCGGGAGTAAGTGGTTTTAGCGGTTATTCAGGCGAATCAGGATTTAGTGGAATCAATGGGTTAAGCGGATATTCAGGTCAAGATGGTCAATCAGGCTACTCCGGATTTAGCGGATTTAGTGGTCAGGTTGGTTTTTCAGGATTAAGTGGTTTCAGCGGATTCAGCGGGGAAGTAGGTGCATCAGGATTTTCAGGAATCAGCGGTGCATCAGGCTATTCAGGAATCAGCGGTTTCAGCGGAACTCCAGGATCATCATCAAGCTTTTTTGAATATCATGCTCATACAGGATCAACTTCAGGTTATCCAGGCGATGGTGCGATTAGCTGGAATAATGCAACTCAAGTGAGTGCAACGGCAGTTAATGTTTCACATCTTACAGAACAAAATGTTGATATTGATGTTTATTTAGCTTTATTAAAAGTTACAGAGCAATTTGTTATTCAAGATGCTAGTGCAAGTGCTAATCAACAAACTTGGGAAATTAATGGAACGCCTGTTCACTATAATGCAGGAACTTCTACATCATATTGGGAATATCCTGTAACTTTAATTTCAAGCGCAGGCACAGGCACTACAGGTTTTGCTAATAATCATAATTTAATATTTGCTCTTGTTAATGGTGTGTCAGGATTCAGCGGCTATAGTGGTTTTAGTGGCTATAGTGGATTCAGCGGTGCATCAGGAATTAGCGGCTTCAGCGGTTATTCAGGCGAACAAGGCATTCAAGGAATTAGCGGATATTCAGGTTATAGTGGCTATAGTGGCGAACAAGGTTCAAGCGGCTTCAGCGGTATCAATGGCGCTTCAGGAATATCAGGATTCAGCGGTGCTAATGGGGCTAGTGGAATTAGTGGCTTTAGTGGTTATTCAGGAAGCGGTATATCAGGCTTTTCAGGATTTTCAGGATATAGTGGCGTTCAAGCAAGTTTAGTTGGCAATTTAATTTATAATGCTTATACTGCAACCGCAGGACAAACAAGTTTTACAACAACTAATACTTATACTGCAAGCAAAATACAAGTATCAGTAAATGGGGTTATACTTGTTAATGGAACTGATTGCACAGTATCGGGCGGAACTACATTTACAACAACTGCATTAGCATTAAACGATAGGGTATTAGCAATATATCCAATTTAAAGGATTAATATGAATAAGATAACACAAGAAGTTTTGGACTACTTAAAAGAGTATGACAAAAATCAATATAGATTTTTACTTACAAATAATTACGAGCGAGCGGTTTTTCTAAAAGGCGATCCCGTCTATCCTAGAGAAGCCACTCGTTATCTATGGGCTAACCGCAATTTATTAGGCAAGAATATTCTTGAAATAGGTTGCTCCACAGGTTACGGCTATCAATTCCTTCCTAATGATGCAAACTATATAGGTTTAGATTACGATTCTCTTATTATAGAGGTCGCACGCGAACAGGAATGGGGCTTAAACGCATCTTTTACAAACGCTAATATAAACACCTATCCTTTAGCTCAATACGACACCATAATTGCTTTTGAATTAATTGAGCATATTGATAATGGACTAGAGATAGCACAAAAACTTAAGCAACATTGCAAACGACTTCTATTAACCACTCCACATAATGAGCCTGTAGGATTTTGGGGCGAACATCATAAGCTTCATGGCTTAAACGAATCACACTTTCCTGACTTTAAATTTAATTACATTAATGAGCATGGTTTTATTTCAGAAACTATGCGCGAAGTTAATGATAACAATAAATTTAATCTTATGATTATGAGGTGGGATCGTGGATAAAGTTCTTTGCTCTGTAGCTACTCGCGGTCGTTATCAAACTACTTTACCTTTAACGCTTAACGCTATAATTAATCAGACAAAAAAGGTTGATAAGCTAGTTATCTTTGATGACAATGATGATCCACAAGATATGCGGAAAGAATTAGTATATAGCTACTTCTTTCAAATACTTTCCATTAAAGGCATTGCTTGGGAATGGGTTTATGCTGGAAAAAAAGGTCAGCATTACATTCATCAAATGGCTAATGGCATGGGCTTTGATTGGGTGTGGCGCGTTGATGATGACGCAATACCCGAACCCAATGTCTTACAAAATCTTTTTAATTACACTCATAAAAATGTAGGCGCAGTAGGTGGCGCAATATTAACTCCACCATTACAATTTCAGAATGAAAAGCCTACAGGCAAAATAGAATTAATTAATAGAGAGCCTAACATTCAATGGTCTTTTATTCAAAAGGTTAAAGAGGTTGAGCATCTTCATTGTTCTTTTCTTTACAGAGCTGGGGTGCATGATTATCATTTAGGGCTTTCAAGGGTAGCGCATAGAGAAGAAACATTATTTACTTATGGACTATTTAAAAAAGGCTATAAAATTCTTGCCGTTCCTAATGCTAATACTTGGCATTTTAAAAATCCTAATGGCGGAATAAGAAGCGAATCCAATGAAATTCTTTATGGGCAAGATGAAACTGTATTTAATAATTTAATTAATTATAGTGATAAAACAATTGTGATATTAAATGGTGGCATGGGCGATCATATAGTCTTTAAGCGTGTAATGCCTGACATTACAAATCCTGAAATATTTACTTGTTTCCCTGACATAGTGCCTGGCAAATCTATTGCTGAAGCGCATCAATTATTTGGTGATCTTGATACATGGAATATTTATATTAAAATGTATCAATGGAAATGGAAAGACAGTTTAGAAAATGCTTATAGGAAATTATATCTATGATTATTATTAGTCCTTATGCTAAAGCTTTGAAAAGCGGAAAAAATAATCCTAAAAACTATTCTTATTGGAAAGAACTTATTAGACTAATTGATGAGCCAATAGTTCAAGTAGGCATAGAAGGTGAAGAACAATTAGTTGATGACTTTAGAAAAAACTTAACACTTGATGAGCTTGGAAAGCTTGTTGATCAATGCAAAACATGGATAAGTTGCGATTCTTTTATGCAACATTTTTGTTGGGATCGTAAAAAATATGGTATAGTTCTATGGTCGGTTTCTGATCCTCTGATATTTGGACACCCTGAAAATATTAACCTATTGAAAGATAGGAATAATTTGGTTGAAAATCAATTTTTATGGTGGGAAGATACAGAGCATGATGCTAACAAATTTGTTAATCCTGAAATAGTGATTGAAAGTTTAAATGCAAACTTCCCATGAAACCATTGATGACATATTCGATTTTCTACAAAATAAAACAATCAAAGATATTGGCTCTGATTATTACGATAATAAAAATTATTTGGTTATTTTATTATCTGATGGTTCTCTTTGCTATATATCTTCTAGCGGCGATTTGTTTATGGCTCTCGAACGCCATCTCATTAATTAGTAGAAAGAAATAATATGGACATGCAAGAACACACGAAACATGTATTAGATACAGTTTCGGGAATTACAGTTTTAGGAACTGTTATGAAATTTTTACCAGCTATTGCGGCGTTGTTATCAATAGTTTGGTATTGCATAAGGATTTTTGAATGGGCGCGTTCTAAATTTAAAAAATAAAATAATGCCCTTAAAAGATAAAAGCAAAACAAAAGATTATTTAAGGGCTTGGAAAGACAAGAACCGAGAGAAAAATCTTTTTCAGTTAGCTCGACATCGTGCCTTAAAAAAAGGTATTGAATTCAATATAGAAATATCCGATATAGTTATTCCTGAAACATGCCCTATCTTGGGACTTCCTATTAAAAAATTAATTGATGGTAATCGTGATTTAAGTCCTAGCCTTGATCGCATAGATAATGCTAAAGGTTACATTAAAGGCAATATTCAGGTAATATCTTTTAAAGCTAATGCTATGAAGCTTACTGCTAATAAAAATGAATTAATTAACTTTTCTAATTGGGTGAGAGAAAACTATGAGTAAATATTCGGAAGCTGGTAAAGGATCAATTAATAAGCTTAAACAAAAAAGCTTGTATGATGAGAATTACGAAAAGATTTGGGGCAGTAAAAAGAATAAGCTTTATGAGGAACGCTATTATGATTCTGATGAAACAACTTCATGGGATCAAGATAAGGTTGATATGATTGGTCTTAATAACAATACAGGCGATCATTATATAAAATAAAAAAGGGGCAATTAAGCCCCTTAATTATTTGTGAATACCATTTTCTGAAGAACGCTATTCACCTTATTTAAAATAACTATTTATTCATTACATACATAGTTACTTCAAATCCAAATCTCATTTCTGTAGCTGATGGAGTAGTCCACATAGTATTTATCCTTTATCTGTAACAAGCAAAATTACTTGTTATGCAAATTATGGGCTTTTTGCAAGACAAAACCATCAGTAAAATCATTAAAATGGCATTGCTGAATCAGTTGCACTTGTATTTGATCCTGCACCATCTTTAGGTTGCGGTTCTCTCATTGTTACCCAGCCGTCAAAATTGACAGGAATAGATTCAATAAGAAGTGAAGTGCCGCCTTGTTTATTAGACATTGCAACTCCAACTTTAGTCCAGCGAGCTTTTGTTTCGCCTTCTTTGTTTACATACTCGCCTGTTTTAGCGATTAGATCATGGGTTATTGCCATTTTGTATTTCCTTTAAGTTATTAACAGTAGTTTCTATTTCCTGTAAGAATAAGATCACCTTATCTTCCATTGTTTTAATATATTCATCATCACGATAAATACGCTTCACAAATCCTTCTAATCCCGTAAGGTCGGGATCAAAAGAAACGAGATCACAAAATTCCATTTCAGGCATACAGGCTAATTGCCACATGCATTGGTCGTAATATTGTTCTAATTGTTTGCCACCTGTTAAATAATTATCCAAATGGTTACTTGGATCGGGCGCTTTTAGCTCAATTAAATATGGCTTGTCAGCAAATACAATTCCATCAGGACTGCATTGAGCATTTTCAATTGTAGGATGTTTAACAATAGCTACTTGATCCACAAAGACATTATGCTTAACTTCATACCAAGAACGCGCCAACGGCTCAAGTTCAATACCTCTTATCATTGCGGGCGATTTCCAAGTATCTAATTTTTTACTTGTTAATCTTTCCCTAATTAATTCATTTTTATATTTTCTACGGGTTAATGATTCGCCACCTGATCTGCCTTCAGTAAGCAAATCTGCAATACGGCTACCGCCTATCTTCCCGATGCGGAGCGCTTGCCATTTTTCCGATCCCTGAATTACATCCCTAATAATTCTTTCTTCTAATTTCATGTAGTTTCCTTGTTTAAATTTAAGTTTCTATAAGTAACGCCATCATGCCATTGTTGATCTATTGATTGCTCATAAAGACTTATTAATCTGTCAGGATGAAGCAATAAAGGTTTGTGATCTTTAAAACAAAAGGCATAAAGCAAAGGACATTTTTCAGAGCTATACCATTCCATAAACATTGGAAGCATTTTAATTTCTGAAGCTTTAATATTGGCCGTTCCTTTTACCATTATTAAGCCAGCCTTCCCATTATTGTTAATATAAAAATCAGGCATATTTCTAATAAAAATATTTAGATCATAAAAATTAGGAATTGGATCGTTTTTCTCATCAAAGCCTAATCGCCTATAAAAGTAACCTTTAGATTGGCAATAAGCTTCAAACAATACTTCCGCTATATTAACAACATTATTTCTTTGTTTATAAGAATAAGTGCCATTCATAGTTTAGAGCTTTGAATTCTGCCATATAAAGGGGCTAATAAGTATTTATCGCCCAGCTCTCTTTTAATAGCTTCTATTCTTGTTTTACGGGCTTCTATAGCCATTAATTCTTGCGCGGAATAGGGTAGCGTCACTCCGTAAAAATTACTGTTTCTTGATCCTTCCATCATAGCTCCGCCTTTCTTTTATCTTTAGCTTCAATTACCATTTTAGATAAAGTGCGATCATTCTTAACTTCACCCATTACAAAATTATAATTAGCCTGGAGTTCCTCTAAAGTTTCGGAATGATTAATTCTTTGAAGATAATCTGCGGCATTAAGCGCGGCGGATTGGCCATCGTCATCATCAGCATAAAGAGCGCAAAGACTAGATATGGAGTATCGGCGGATATAAGAAATTGCTGATCCTAATCCTTGCGGATCTTGTTTCTGAATAGGACAGACGGCAGTATCCTCAATCCATTCGCCCGAACTATGGAGTAATCGAGTGGTTAGATGGAGTTTATTGTCGTCTGATGGGCTTAATGATTGGAGTATTGCAATGCCATTATCATTGAGTGGCTTCTTAACCGCTTCAATAACTGAATTAATATTGGCATACTTGGATTTAAAGTGAGGATTGGTAGAATCTTTAGCGGCAAATCTAATTTCTTTTTGCGCCGACACTAAAGCTTCAGCAATCTGTTTGATGCTATCGGAAGTTTTCATCTTATCTTGTCCTAAAAAGTTTCGTTAAATTACATGCGATATTGTATCGTTATAAGCCCATTTAGCAAAACTATTTGTTTCATAGTTTTCAGCTATAAACTTTGCAATTCTTTTAATTTCCGCATCATAAACATCTTTAATGCGACCTAATTTATCATCATTACGATCATAAAGAATATTCTTTACTTGATTTTGAACTTCAACTTCATCATAAAAATCAGAAAATACTTCAGCGTTAAAAGTAATATGATGTTCGATTAGTTCTTGCAAAGATATATGAGGTTCTAAATCCAAAAAGTCAGGATCAGGATTCATCATAGTTTGAATATGAATCTTGTGTTGCATCTCTCGTTGCTGGTCAGACATACTTGCCCCCGTAACTTGTTGATTCTTCGTCATATTACACTCCTTTTAAGAAATTGTCTAGTAAAGGTAGTAAGACATAAAGCCACATGCCAAAGTAAGCCCAAAAAGCAATTGCATAAATAATTAGTTTCTTATTTTGTGTTGTCATATTATTCCCCTATTTCAGATTTGTAAGGATCAATTTGTGTTTGCACATACTCGTAATTACCACTTTGAGAATTATGCTTGAGTTTTGAATTAGGTGCAACAAATTCGTATTTGTCGGCAGTCCAATTATATTTAAGCTTGGCATCTTTAGGAGCATAGTTATATTTGTTTTCAACCCAATTATAACGAAGCTTTGATGATTCACCCCCGACCGCTATGATCGGGAGTGCGATTAATAGTGCGGTTAATAATTTTTTCATACCGCAACCCTAATTATTTGACCTGTAATTACATCAACAACTGTTTCACTTGAATCAAAGTTTGCATTTATATCGCAAAGTTCTTCCTCTGAATAACCATTTTTTTGACGCATTAAAATATATTGTTTTAGGAATGCATCATCTTCTTCAGATTTTGTTGCAAGGCTAATTGTAAGTGTTTGTTCTGAAATTTTGCCATCAATCCAAGCTAATTCAAGAATGTCGCGCGGTGGGACAGAGTTGTTAGAATTCCAACGGATAACGCCATTAGCGTCATGATGATAATCATATTGATCAAGTTTAGCTACAAATTTAAAGTCTTTTGTTTGAAGTTTCATTTTAGTTTCCTTATAGTTTCTTGTTAATAAATTGTGTTGCTAGGTGTTAATATATACCTATTAATAATTATTTCAAGCTTTTTTAAATATATTTATGAAAAATAACGAACACCTGGCACAGACTTTGCTTATTAAATGGTTTAGGCTTCAATATCCATTAATGGCAAAATGCTTGTTTGCTATACCAAATGGGGGCGCTAGGCATATTGGAACGGCCTTAAAATTAAAAGCTGAAGGGGTAACGGCAGGGGTATCCGATTTATTCCTTATGATTCCAGCAAATAAGCTTCATGGCCTATTTTTAGAGATGAAAGCCGATAAAAGTGCAAGATTACAACAAAATCAAATAGACTTCCTTAATCTAGCAGAATCAATGGGTTATGGTGCGGAAGTGGCACATGGGTTTGAGGAAGCTCAAAAAATAATACAAAAATACTTGCACGAATCATAGAATTCGTTTAATAATAAAAAAGACAAGATAAAAGAAGGGAAACTAATTGCATTACTATCAGCACAATATATCAGACTACAGGGCGGACACAGGCCATTTAACTCTGCTCGAACATGGTTGTTACCATCAACTATTAGATCAATATTATCTTAATGAAGAACCACTTCCATTAGATATAGACAAAATATTCCGATTACTTACTGCGAGGACACAAGATGAAAAGGATGCTATTAAAAATGTGCTTAAAGATTTCTTTGTGGAAACTGAAGCTGGTTTTATTCAAAGAAGGTGTGATAATGAGATTAAATTCTATCACGAACGGATAGATTCTGCGGCGGCGGCAGGTCGTAAAAGTGCCGAGAAACGGGCGAATTCCAACGGGCGTTCAACGGGCGTTCAACGGATGTTCAACCAACTAATAACTAATAACCAAGAACCAATAACTAATAACCATATAGATATATCATCCGATTTTGATATATTTTGGCAAGAGTATCCAAAAAAGGTCGGTAAAGAAGCCGCAAGAAAATCTTGGTATAAGATAAGACCTAATTTACAAGATGTTCTTAAAACTTTAGCTTGGCAAAAAGAAAGCAAGCAATGGTTTGAGAAGGGTGGACAGTTTATTCCAAATGCTAGCACTTATTTAAATCAGCATCGTTTCTTGGATGAGCAGTCCGTATCAGTAACATTTTAGGAAGAAAGATGATAAATGAAATCTTATGTCTATCAGCAATTATGTTTGGTGAAGCAAGGGGTGAACCTGATATGGGAAAAGTTGCAGTTGCTTATACTGCGATTAACCGCAAAGCCGATCCAAATTATCCGAAAACTATTTGTGAAGTAATGAAGCAACCAGCTCAATATCAGTTTCTTGATTATGGGATGCCAACTAAAACACAAATAGCTTATTTAGAACCGCTTGCAAAAGCGATTTTAGAAAATAGGATAAATGATCCAACAAAGGGTGCAAAATGGTTTCATACGAAACAAATGGCAAAACCTTTTTGGGCAAGACAAAAAGAAGTTAAGATAGCTATAGCAAATCATATTTTTTATTAAGGAAAAGACATGACACAAGATACGACAATGGGTAATTTAGAAACTTGGGTTCGTCAGTTAAATGGCGAACTCAATGTTCAAGAAGTAGCAAAAACTAAACCAGCACCAATTGAAGATGTGGTAGCTCCATATTCAGTATTTTTAAGGCATTATGATAAAGTTGGTCTTTGTGCGGCCACAAATAAAAGACGCGCTAGTCGATGCAATGTAGAATTTGTATTTGATGGCAATACTCGTAAACTTAAAAGCGTTAGATTAATTAATCAAGATGAAGAATAAAGAACCCAATACTAAAGAATGGCTTTTAAAAGTCCACAGACAAACTCAAACTGATCTTGAATATCGTAAACAATTAGCTCAAGATGTAAATCAGCTTGTAGAAGCTTTAGATTGGATGGTTGAATCTTTTACTCAAGGCGATGCAAGATGGAATGATGTTCCTTGTGTTAGAAATGCGAAGGTTATATTAGAAAAACTTAAAGGATAAGACAATATGGAAACTGTGAAGGCCTGGATGATAGAAGAATACGATAATCATAATAATCTTGTATGGAAAATGATTTCATTCTTTCCGCCCGACAGTTTGGAGTGGATGCGAGATATTCGCGGTAAAAAGCATAATTTAGTTATATCAGAGTTAGGGGTTATTACTTCTAAAAAAATCAATGGAGTTGAAAAGAAATATGATTCTAGCAAATTTGTGGTTGGTCTTTAAAATTGTTGGCTTTGTTTTGTGGGCGATTATATTCTTGGTTGTTTCACTCATCTTATTTTATTTGTGGGAAGAATTTAATAACTAGAATTTTAGATTTTGCAATTAAAATATTAATTATTGGTGGATTTTTTGGTTTATTACTTGGAATATCATTAGTGCTACAATTAACATTTATCCGATGAGTAATTTTATGGAAGTCTTATTTCGCTATTTAGTCTTTGATGATTTAGGCGAACCTATCCGCAGATTTAGAACAAAGCATGAAGCTGAATGTTATATATTGCACAGAGGTAATCATAGAATTGAAAGATTACCAGCTCCACCAAAAGAAAATGTATTTGATTTAATAACAGACGAGCCATTATTTTGAGCCATATCCTAATTATTATTACAGGTCTTATCTATTCATATATTAGCATTGAGCAATTTTATCTAGGCAATAATGGTATGAGTGTTTGTTATTTTGGTTATGCGTTAGGAAATGTTGGCTTGTATATGATGGCTAAATGAAAAAATATATTAGTTTAATATTAATATTTTTATTAGTTGGATGTGCAGAGATAGCAACAAGTGTTGCAATTAATACAGGTGTTCAATTAGTAGGTGAAAAATATTTAATAGCGCACAAGCAACCTACTATTAAATGTAGTGCAATAAATGTTTTAAAAGGTAATAAATTTTGTAGAGTAAGTCAAACTTATAAGGTGTCCTATGCAAGAAAAAGATAAGATAAGTTTTAAATCAATGATGGATACGCTTGCTTCAATCTATCAAAAACAACCATTGGATCAGAATACTTTAAGAGTTTGGTTTTATAAACTTGAGAAGTTTGAATTTAGTATTGTTACTAAAGCTTTCGATAAGCATATTGATAACAGTAAATTCTTTCCCAGTATTTTTGACATCTTGCAATTATGCAGGGAAAAGCCAATTGAGTTTGCCAGGCTAGAAGCACCAAAACTATCTAAAGAAGAAAATGCGGTATATGCGGCAAATGTAAATAGATTTGTTAAAGACAATAAGATTGAAGATAAGAAGCTAAAAGATATGAGAGCTTGGGCGCATAGAATTATTGCTAACCCAAAAAATTATCCAGCAATCTCACTTGAATTCGCAAAGGAAGCTATACATGCAAAATAAATGGAGCAAAGTCAGTAAATATTGCATTGAGCGCAATAATTTTTATATATCTCGATACATGCTTGCGGATGGTGCAAATAGATTTGTATTATGGGATGGCACAAAGATGATTAAAATACACGATGACGCAAAGGCGCTAAAAGATGAAGCAGAAAGAATGGATAGTCACGCTACACAATATCAATCAACTACAGATTTATTTGGAAGGTCTTATCAAAAAAGGCAAAACACCACAAGTTACGATCAAAGAAAAGGTTAGCGGTGATAAGAGGTCGATTGAAGCTAATAAATTTTTGTGGGGTAGGTTATATAAAAGCATTAGTCAGTTTACTGGATACCTTCCGATGGAAGTGCATCTTTTGTGCGGGCATTTATTTCTCACAGAACAAAAAACAATAAATGAAGTGCAAGTGCCTTATGTTAGATCAACTACAGATTTGTCAGTCGAGGAATTTAGTTTATATATTCAGCAAATAGAATCGTATTTCTCACAATTAGGATGGTCGATTGAATAAGGATGAAAAAAGACACTATGAAAAGTTATCTCAAATTGGTTGCATTGTATGTCGCAATCTTGGGTTTGGTTATTCAGCTCCACATATTCACCACATACGGCATGGGGCTGGATTGGCTATGCGTAGCCATTGGAGTATGGCTATCCCTTTATGCCCTTTGCATCATCAAAATGGTGGGTTTGGTGTGGCGCTCCATGCAGGTCAAAAAACTTTTGAAGCAAAATATGGATCAGAATCAGAACTTTTACGACAAACTTTAGCAGTTTTAGAAGGTCAAATATGATAAAATTAGATTATGCCTTATACGCCTGTTAGTGATAAATGTCGCGAATTAGGTTGCAATAATCTTAAAACAAGTCGCTCTGCCTTTTGTAGTATTCATGGTGGCGAAAAAACTCAAAAAGATAAAGATAACAGTAAGCTTTATTCTACGGCTTATTGGAAAAAACAAAGAATAGCTCAATTAAGTAAAGCGCCTTTATGCCAGGCTTGTCTTTTAGAAGGCAGAGTTATTGAAGCGGTTGCGATTGATCATATATTTCCGCATAGGCAAGATGCAAATAAGTTTAAAAATAATTTGTTTCAAAGTTTATGCGTGCCACATCATACATTAAAGACACAAGAAGAAAATGACGGCAAATATTTATATTACTCACCTAACGGACTGATTACTTATACAGACGCAGACTATGGCCAAGCTCTTAACGAAACAAAATCTGCGCAAAATATATAAAATGCTTGCATTGCTTCCGCCATTTAATGAGTGGCGATTGCCTGCGGCTCACCGCGTTACATTCGAAGTGGTATCTAATACCGAAGCTTATGGTTGGTTTATAAACGATCCGCCAAGAATACAAATAGACCGATCATGCGATGATTGGAATAAAATAACGCATACTATGATGCATGAAATGATTCATTGCTTTTTATGGTATTCAGGCCATAAGGATTTTGATGCGCATGAAGCAAAGTTTAAAAAATATGCGAAAATAGTTTGTAATATACATAATTTAAATGAGGATGATTTTTAAATGAGTAGCATTAATAAAGTTATAGTATTTGTATTAGCCCTTATCATTGGCGGCCTATTGGCTATTATTTCTGATCAAGTATTAGCGGCTGACACCAATATCACTACAAATATGAAAGGTATGCCTGTTCCTTCAGCTATTGCTCCTTCTATTTCTACTATGAATCCTAAAATATGTAAAACAGGTGTAAGCGGCGGGGCTAATACAGGTGTTGTTTCTATTAGCGGTGGATTTACAGTTGAAGATGAAAATTGTGCAAGAGTAGTTAAAGCTGAAACTTTATCTAATTTAGGATTAAAAGTTAGTGCGGTAAGCTTAATGTGTCAAGATGAAGCTATATGGGAAGCAATGGAAATGGCATCTAGTCCTTGCCCATTCGGTGGAGCTTTAGGCGATGTTGCTAGACGCGCTTGGTTTAAACGATACCCTGAAAGATTCTATAAGTTATATGGTTCGGACTTTAAGCTTCCTGTTATTGCTGATAAGCAGTAATGCTTATGCTTGGTATTGCACTTATGTTCCTGACAACAACGGATACATAACAAATTTACAATGCTATGACATTGATGATGCAACTGCGCTTACAGGATATTGGTGTCCTTATTATCCTAATGATCCAATATGCGCACCTTATATTCAGCCAGCTTGCACAGACGCTACAGAAACTAGAACCTTATCATGCCCTATAAATTATTCAGGTGCATTAAATCAGGTTAGGTATTATACTTGTAGCGCAAGTAGTTGGTCTGCTTGGCAAGATAGTTCAAATAATTGTGTTGCTGATCCGCCAACTTGTGTATCAACGACAGAAACAAGGGCTTTATCATGCGCAAGTGGTTACGAAGGATTAATAACGGAATTAAGAATTTCCCAATGCTCCGATCCATATGGTTTGCCAACTTGGACTGCATGGTCGGAAACATCCAATACTTGCAAGATGACATTAGACAATCAGGACAATGTAACAAGCCCTGTGAGTGTAATAAGCCCTATCAATCCGAGCGGAATACTCAACACAAGTGTTACGCCTACGATAACCGAATCTGTAATTGCACAGACAGATATTGTGCAGACATTTAGTAATGCATTAAATAGCACTACAAGCGAAGTCAAAAGCGAATCTAAAAAAGAAGATACCAAATCAGAAGATAAGAAAGATGTAGAAATTGTTCCTGGATTAGGAATAGTTTTAAGTTTGGCTTTATTACAAAGCCCAAACAATTTAACTCAACCGAATATGGTTGATTCTTATAATTTAACGCAGGAAAATGATTATGGACTTCAACAAGGAATTTATATGGGGCTTATCACTCAAACAAGTATTTCTGATAGGTTCAACGCTTATAGCAGTCGTAGGAACGCCGATTTATTATGGAATTACGACTTTCAACAAAATGCGTTCGGTCGTTGATTCATACGATGAAAGCAAAGTGCAAGCATTAGAAATTCAAATGAAAGCTCAACAAGAGCGTTTATTAGCTATTCAAGATTCAAGCATTAGAATTAACGAGAAAGCATCAGACGCTATTGCATTGGCTCGTGAAACTTCAGCTATTGCTCGTGGATCACAAAGAGAAGTAGAAGCATCTTTATCAAGCGTTCGTTCTGAAGTTAAAGCTCAAATAGATGGCTTAAACACTCAAATGAAAGCTATACAAAAATCAATGACTAACCCAATAGGAAATTAAAATGCTTACCCTTATATCATCTTTACTATCATTCTTTAGTGGCGGATTGCCAAACATTCTTAACTTTTTTCAGGATCGCTCTGATAAGAAGCATGAGATTGAGATGTCAAAGCTTCAAACAGAAAAAGAATTGCAAATGGCAGAACGAGGTTATATTGCTCAAGCTAAAGTAGAAGAAATACATTTAGAACAATCTCAAATAGAAGCACAAGCGCAAGAGCGCAATGCTTTATATCAACATGATATTGAAATATCTAAAGGCGCATCAAGATGGGTAGTAAATATTAGAGCTTTAGTAAGGCCTGTAATTACTTATGGATTATTTAGTTTGTTAGTTTTTGTAGAAGTATTTGGTTTCTTTTATGCTATTCGCACAGGTGTTGATTTCCAAATAGCTATGAATTTATTGTGGGATGACGAAACACAAATTATATGGGCTTCAGTTGTTTCATTTTGGTTTGGCACACAAGCGTTTAAAAAATGAAGATATGCGATAAAGGTTTAGCAATCATAAAAAAATATGAGGGCTTTTATAATAGGCCTTATTTATGCCCTGCTTTAATTTATACGATTGGTTACGGCCATGTCTTATATCCCGAACAGGCAAGATTGCCATTAGCACAACGAAAAGCATATGCACTAAAAGCAGAACATAACAGAGTATGGAGCAAAGAAGAAATAAATGATTTACTTATTAAAGACCTTGCACGATTTGAAAGAGGAGTTACTATGTTATTCCCTGTGTCTTATCGATTCACTCAAGGAATGTTTAGCGCCTTATGCTCCTTCGCTTTTAATTGCGGGACAGGATTACTACAACGCTCTACTGTTCGCTCTGCTTTGTTACGCGGTGATAAAGATATGGCGGGCGCATCGCTATTGAAATATAATCGTGGTGGTGGTAAAGTGTTAAACGGATTAGTTAAGCGTAGGCAAGATGAATATAATTTACTAATGACATAGGATAAGACAATGGATAAGACAGAGATATTAAGAACTGCTAATGAGTATATAAGTAAAGACCGACAGGCTACTCATGGACAAGCAGAAAACAACTTTGCAAACATTGGTCGATTATGGTCGGCCTATCTTAATCATCCAATCACACCTCAAGATGTTGCAATACTAATGACACTATTAAAGATAGCTAGATACAAAGGCAATCCATCTCATGTTGATAATGCAATAGATATGTGTGGTTACGCCGCACTAGCAGGCGAGTTAGGTCAAGGAGCTAATAATGAATCGAAGTAATAACGCTAACTTATTGAATAACTTAAACATTTTAGAGGTGCTAAACGAG